CGGCAGGGAAGTGGCACGGTCCACAGCAACATTCACACGGGCAGAGCTGAGGCGGCTTGACCGCATCGACAGCAGAAAGGCGGGTGTCGCATGGTAATGCCGATTATTAAAATGCAGGTCGACGGGCAGTACCTCGAGACGCTTGTTTCGGGGTATCGCACGCTGACTGTAGATGGCAGAGAAGAGCTCGACCTTGATGTTATCAACGCAGAAATTGATACAAGTGACGGCGGACGCTACCTGCGGCGGAAGATCAAGAGCAGGGTGCTAAAGGTGCACTTTGCAATTGAGGATTCTACCCCGGGAGGCTTCGCGGTTAAATTCAAGGCTCTCAAGGCGGAGCTTTACAAGATTAAGGAAGCGCAGATTATCTTCACGGATGAGCCGAATATTTACTTCACAGGCACGTTCCGCAAGATAACAGCGGAGTATATCGGGCATACGGTAGCGCAGGGCGTTATTGAGATTTCGTGTGCAGATCCATTTAAATATTCCGTAACCGAGACGACCATCACCGCAGTAAACGGCACCATCACAGCAACCTATAACGGAACGTACCCTGCACACCCTAAGCTGACAGCGCAGAGTGCAGAGCATGACTGCGGATTTTACGGATTCACGAAGGACGGCTTGACGGTCAGGGTGGGGAATCCGGACGAACAGGATCAGGAAGAAGTGCCGACCGAAGAAGCACAAAAAATGGTAGATACGACTTTTGGATCGTCTCATACGTGGGATATATGGTCAGCTAGCAACGCGCAGCTGTTATACGGATATTATACGGACGGTTATGTTGCGCAGTCAGCGAACGATTATATCTATTCTCAGCCGACATCCATACACGCGCCACGCTACTATTACGGCCCAGCATACGGCACACTGCTGAGTGCTCCGGTCCCGAACTTTGAGGCTAGTTTCACGCACTGGTTTGAGCCAAGCGACAATCAGGGGGGAGGCTTTGATTTTTATATCAATAACCAGGGAGGTGGCAATGTTTGCGGTGTGAGCATCTACCGCAATAAGAACGGACGCATCCAGGTCAGTATGATAGTCAAGGGTACTGTGGTCAAACAAGTTTCATTTTCACTGGCCGATAACCCGTTTAAAGGCGTTTGGCGCACTCAGACTATTACCAAGTCGCTCGGGACTATTACATTTAATGTGGGTGGCGTGACTTATTCCGTAACAGATCCGGATCTCGCAGGACATGCGTATGACGCTTATAACGTGTCATTTGTTTTATATCGCCAGCCCGGAGGAGCGGATAACATCGGCGTAAACAATGCGCTTAAATCCGTGCTGTTTTACGGTACTGAAAACGAGTGGATTGATGTCGCCAACAAGATCCCGCAGAACGGATTTGTATCCATCGACACGGCAAACGGCAACATCACCCTAAACGGCGCGCAGTCGCTCGGGCTGGGAGTGATAACGAACAACTTCGAGGACTTCACACTGACGCCTGGCTCCAACACCATCACCTGCGAGGCATCCGACTGGGTGGATGATGCGGAGTATACGCTCAAATATCGGGAGGCATACTTATGATACTTTACTTTGCCGACCGAAAGATGAATATATTAGGGCTTGCGTCGACGGGGCTCAGAGACGGACTGACAATCTACAACGATAAGCGGACGGAGGAGCTCAAAACGGGCTCCACGTCCATATCTTTCGATTTGAAATATGACGGAAGCGCAAAGGCTCTGATGGATGTCGTGGAGGTTGGAAATTATGTACTGCTCTACGATGGGCAGGATTCCGCATACTATGCCATCATCGACACGGAGCAGGACACGGCATCATGCACTATCAGCGTCTATGCTGAGGGCGGCGGGCTTGACCTGCTTAATGAGGTTGTCGGAGCTTATGCCGCATCGAGTGCAATGAGTATCGCCGCTTATGTCGCCGTATTTGCGGCAGATTCGGGCTTTGAGATTGGGATCAATGAAGTGTCTGACCTCTCCCGTACATTGTCATGGGACGGCGAGAGCACAGTCACGGAGCGGCTCCAGAGCCTTGCCCGGCAGTTCGACGCGGAGATCAGTTATACATTTGAAATCGACGGTATGTCCGTTACTCGGAAGTGCATTAATTTCTTTAAGCACCGTGGACTGGACACGGGCATCACGCTCAGGATTGGGACGGCTGCGGGGAGCATCAGGGTCAAAAAGAGCATCGAGAACCTTGCGACGGCCTTGCTCCCGACTGGCGATAACATCACACTGAGCGGCTACAGCTACGACGACGGGGACATCTACATCGACGGTCAGTATCTCAAATCACGGAGCGCACTCGCTAAGTGGTCGCGGTATCTATCGCCCACTGAACAGGGCGATGGTGATGGGCACATCGTGAGGCCGTACAGCTACAGCACATCGAGCCAGAGCGAATTATGCAATCGGTCCGTCACGCAGCTTAAAAAGGTGAGCGTTCCGGAAGTCAGCTATGAGGTCAAAATCGAGGAAGTGCCAGAGAATATGCACATCGGTGACGAGTGCAGGATCGTGGACGCAAGAAACGAACTGTATCTGAAAGCGCGCCTCATTAAGACCATACGGAGCGACGCGGACGGAACGTGTGAGGCGACATTTGACGCGACAGAGTACGAAGGAGAATAAACATGCAAAGATCATTCAAAATATCACTGTCACAGGAATATTACTCCGAGAAGGTGTGCCTGTCGCAGTATGACAGCGACTACGCTGTTAATTTTGAAGTGCTCGACAAGGGCGCAAAAGCCCCCATCAACGGCATGACCGCATATTTTGAGGGGACGAGATGCGATGGACTGAGTTTCCGTTATACGGGTACGGCATCGGATAACTTCATTTCCTTTACCGTCGACACGGCACTCACGGCAGTATCGGGACGGCACACAGGTGAGATCGTACTCTATGACGGAAGCGGCCTGTGGTTTGGAAGTGCGAATGTGCAGATTCTTGTGGAGAAAGCCGCAAGACCTGACACGGCAGTTGATGCGGATGTTACCGCTCAACAGACATTGCTTGAGCAGATTACAAGCCTCGCAGAACAGACCGAAGACGCGGCTGATGCAGTCATTAACATGACGGTCAGCGCACAGACATTAGGACAGGGCGAACAGGCAACCGTAACAAAGACCGAACAGGGCGGAGTGGTCAATCTTGAATTTGGTCTGCCTCTTGCGGACGGTGAAGTTGAGGTTGTAACGGTGACAGGATCAAATCCCACTATCACGGCAGAGAGCAACAAGAGATACGTGTGCGGTGAGGTTTCAACGCTGACCATCACACCCGTAACAAGTGGAATTACGGATGTGAGATTTACATCGGGAACGACTGCAACAGTGCTGAGTCTGCCGCAGACCGTAAAAATGCCCGAATGGTTTACAGTGGAAGCGAGCAAGACATACGAGATTTCAATCCTTGATGGGATTTATGGGGCGGTGATGGCATGGACTTGATGGAGTATCGCAGAAAGATTATCGCAAGCAGTCCGCACCTGAGCCATGCAGAGGGAGCGGTGGCAACGTTTACGGACGGGACGGATTTACCGCTGAAAAGTCTGATTGTTGATATTGATCCTGTACAGAGCGGAACGGGAGACCCGTCACCGTCCAATGTAAGACCGATCAGCGGATGGGATGCGGTTAAGGTGACAAAGTGTGGGAAGAATCTGCTCAACGATGTAACGCCTATCGTGGTCAATGCCTATGTATCGAACCAAAACGGGAGACCGATTCTCAGAAGTAGCGGAGAAAACCGCACAGTAATAGTTCAGATGAAGCCAAACACCACGTACACATATACGTGGAATCAATCGGCTATATCGGGCGCATCCGCGGACGATAGCAACGTTATTCTGTTTGATGGATATCCTGTGGTGGGAGTTACTTTGGGATATTCAACAGGCGATACCATGCGTAATGCAAACAACAAGCGCACATTCAATTCGGCAGACTATAAATATGCCGCCATTAAAATAGCAAACATATATAGGAGCAATTATGCGGAAACGTTCTCTGCGTCAATGCTTGAGGTCGGTTCAACCGCCACGGATTACGAACCATACACAGGCACATCCGTCACCGTCCAGTTAGGTCGCACCGTCTACGGTGGAACGCTTAATGTGCTTACGGGGGAGTTTGTGGCTTATCCTTACTACGCATCTTACAATGACGAAACGCTGACAGGCAGATGGGTTTCCGACCGTGACAAATACGTAAGCGGAACAACTCCCACAATCGGAGCGCAAGTAGTAGATATGAGCGGAACAGGAACAACTTACACCCTCGACCCTCAGACCGTCCGCTCCTTAGTCGGAAACAACAACATTTTTGCAGACACTGGCAACGTAGCCCTCGATTACTGGGCGCATCAATAAGGAGGTAAATCCATGACATTTTATGCAGAACGTAAATCCATCAATGAGGGCAATGTTCAGCCCGTGGTATACAAGACAGGCACACAGGCAGAGATGGAATACCAGTTCCACCTGTTCTGCGCTTCCGCCGTCAAGACCGACATTCGTGACCTTGATTCCATCGAGTGGGGAACGGTCGAACAGGGTGTGATCGAGCGGAAGAAGTACACAAGACCTGTTGAAGAGGTAGAAGAGGTGACGGAAGCATTGGGGGTGTAAGATATGGCATATTCAATCAATGCTACAACAAATGACATAACCCTTGTTCGTGGGGATTATTTTCCATGCGTCATAACGATGACCAAAAACGGCGAACCTTTCACTCCCGAAAACGGAACTTTGCGCTTTGCTGTTAAGAGGCGATACACAGATTCAGACGAAAGGATTTTAATCCTCAAGCAGATACCGCTTGATACTTGTCTGCTCGAATTGGAAAGCGAAGACACGAAAAAAATGTCCTTTGGGTCGTATGTTTATGACATTGAATATCAAGACGAACATGGAAGACCCGATACTTTCATTCGGGCAAAATTCGTGCTTTCAGAAGAGGTTTGCTAATGGATGGAACGCTGAATACTTACGGTGTAATATCGGGTGCGTTGTCAGCAATGGGTTCGATAAATGGAAATATGTCAGCATCAGCATCACTTTTGGGCGAAATCACGATGCCCGAACAAATAGTGAGAATAGGCAATTATGAAGAACTTGAAAATCTCCCTCAAATAGATGGGGTAACGCTGATAGGCAATATGACGTTTCCTCAATTGCATATGAACGCACTGACGAACATGGAACTCGATAACCTGCTTTCATAGGAGAAACACCAATGGCGAAATATTTAGACGATAACGGTCTGCTTTATCTTTGGCAGAAGATTAAAAACGTGTTTGCAACAACAGAAGCAATGAACGGCAAGGTGGATAAAGTCACTGGGAAGGGATTGTCAACCAATGACTACACAACCGCTGAGAAGAATAAACTTGCGGCGTTTGGCTCTGCTGACACCTATGCGCTCAAAACCGACATTGCAAGCATGTACAAGTACAAAGGATCAGTTGCCACTGTATCGGCTCTCCCTTCATCGGGTCAAGTCACTGGTGATGTGTACAACGTAGAGTTGACTGGCATGAATTACGCTTGGAACGGTACAGAGTGGGATGCGCTTGGTGAGATATTCACTATTACGTCCATTTCAAACGTTGACATTGACACGATCATGGCATCATAAAGGGGGTGTCCCGTGAGCAACTATTTAGACCAAACCGGACTGTCATATTTTTGGCAGAAGATTAAAGCGCTGCTGAGCGGCAAGTTGGGGACAAGCGAAACCGCCCACAGAACGGCATCGATCCCAATGGGGCAGGTGGACAGTACAAGCACCGCAACAATATTTACTGCCACGGTGGAAGGCATCACAGAACTCCGTGATGGAGTTTGTATGTGGTTAATCAATGGTGTGGTCACTTCTGCATCGGGATTTACTATCAATATCAATAATTTAGGAGCGAAACCTGTTTATAGCAATTTAGCAGAAGCATCACGTTCCACCACGATTTTCAACGTCAACTATACGATGCTTTTCGTGTATAACTCCACAAGAGTTGCGGGTGGTTGCTGGGATATAGTCTATGGCTACGATTCCAATACAAACACGATTGGTTATCAAATCAGACATAATTCGGGAACAGGAAAAGCATCTGCCAAGACATACAGATACCGACTGCTTTTTACAGGGGATGAGGACACGCTTGTTCCCGCCAATACATCCAGTAGTACCAATGCCACGGCAACAAGAGCAGTAAACCAAACGCCGATTGATCCCTTTGGTGCTATTTACTACTATGGTTCAACTTCTGCGATCGATGCCAATGGCTCTTTTGGTGCGGCATCGCTTTGGCAACAGTATGCTATCAGTCTTGGATATTCATTCAACCAAACAGGTGAAGCACTGACGCTGGCTCATCCAAAAGCAGTCTATGTCAAAGCAACTCCGACAAGTGACGGAAAAGCAATCATTGATGCTGATACACCTTACGTGCAGACACTTCCGACAACGGAAGACGGTGACATTTACATTTATCTTGGACAGGCGTATTCCGCAACGAACGTGGAACTGGATTTGCATCATCCTGTATACGAGTACAAAAACGGCAAGATTCAACTGTATACAGGGAACGAAATTCCGACAGCAACAACAACCACATCGGGGCTAATGAGTGCGACAGATAAAGCGCACTTGGATGCGGTATATAGTGACTATTCATCCGCTTTAACTGCATTGGGGGTGAGTTAAATGAGTACACCTTTAACAGATGCGATTAATGCCTTGACCACATACGCAAATTCGGTAACAGGTGCATCTGACACGAATCTTACTGATGCCGTGCATACCCTTGCTGATGGATATGGGCAAGGTGGTGGAGCGGAAAACGTGACGCTGACTATTGTTGATAATTTTGGCGCGAGTAATGGAATACATATACCGCCAAACGCAACATGGACAGGTTTTGAACCCGACATGGATACTGGTGAGGTCAAAGGCGTTCTTACGATTCCACAAAATTCTATGTTTGTGTTAGTGCTTACTGGTAACAATAGAATTGTATCTTCTGTAATTACGTCAGAAGAAATACAAATTGCGGGGTCGGGTGAAACTATTCGCCGTCATGCGTATTCGTGTTATGTCGGAACTTCTAGCGGAAGAGTGTCAGTTGAGATTTAATCGTTATTAACTGAATCTTCGTTAAAGCACACGACATAGTAACTGATAACCAGAAAGCAGAAAAATCTGCTCTCTCATATGAGGATCAAGCCAATGGAATTAATCAACATCCTGCTCGGCGGGGGAATACTTGCCTTCATCCAGTGGGCAGTAGATAAACTGTCACTGTGGCACACAAAAAATGACAAGACCGTAAAAGCCATTGACGGGCTTTCAGATAAGGTTGAAAAACTCAAGGACACTATGGACGAGCGGGATGCTGTATTGGCAAGAACTCATATCCTGCGGTTCAACGACGAGATTTACAACGGGGTGAAGCATAGCAAGGAGTATTTTGACCAAACCCTTGAGGACATTGACAACTATGAAAAATTCTGCAAAGAGCATCCCGATTTCCGCAACAGCCGCACGGTGATGGCGGCACAGAATATCAAGGACACTTACAACAGACTTTTGGATTCACACAGTTTTTTGTAAAGGAGATTTGAAATGTTCAAAATGAGCAACAAGGTTTATGACGTTTTGAAGGAAATCGCACTGACGATCCTGCCTGCGCTTGCGGTCTTTTACACCGCTTGCAGTAAGATTTGGGGGCTTCCGTATGGC